GACTTCGCCCTCCCACGGCCGGCACAGCGGGCATTCGTGCGGGGCGTCGCTGACGACGACCAGCTCTAGCCCGGCGTCCCTCAGCCGGTCGCCGTGCGCGGCGACGGCGGCGCGGCCGGTGGCGGTGCGCACGGCCATCTCTGCGTATGACGTCATCTGCCACGCGCGGCCGGCCCGGTCCACGAACGTCCGCAACCCGCGGTCGGCGAACCTCGCCATGGCGTCTTGTGTGGCGTGCCGGCGGGTACCGGTACCCAGCAGCGGCGTTGCCGCCACTTCGCTCACAACCTGCCGGTATCCGTCCTCGACACCGCGCAGAATCCCGCGGTGCGTGGCGCGCACGAGATCGACGGTTTCCAGCGCGAGGCGGTCAACGCTGCGCGTGTTGGGGGTGAGCTCGGCGACCAGCCGGGCGGCGTCGTCGTCGAGGGCGCCGAGCTCGGCCAGCCCCGCTTGGGCGCCGATGTTGTACGCCTCGGCCACCACATCCCAGACTTCGAGCTCCATGGCCGTATCGAGCGCGGACACGACGCCTTGCGCGGCGCGGCGGAGCGCCTGAATCGCCCGGAGCTTGTTCGTCACCCACCCCGGCGCCTCCAGCCCGGCGGCGAGCTGCCGCGCCACGATGCCCAACAGGCGGACCTCGGCATCGGCGTACAGGTCCCGGACGCCGGCGGAGAGGGGTTCGACCATCTCCGGATGAATCGGCATCGCACCCCCAATGTGTGACCTGAGTCACAGAATCTCGAAGCGAGGCAAGGTTTTCGCCGGCTCTCGACCAGAGAAGCTAAGGGGGATTTCCCGAATCGCCTTGGAAGATGAAGGCGACGACAGGATAAATACAGCGCTCCGCTGCATTCTTTAACGAGTGCGCCTGCGTTTCAAAGGCTCGCTCTGGCAGGATTGAGGCCGGAGACGTTGCGCGCGCGTTCCCCGGACCTGTCAACAACTCGCGTAAGGAAAAACCGGAGTTGAAGAACAACGACGCAGACGCGCGCCCAGGTGGTGACCTTGTGGTGCACGTGCCCCGCCCCTCCATCAAATGGAGCGCGATCAGCGGCGGCGGCATCACCATCGTTATCGCCACCGGCCAGGTACAGCAGACATCTACGGTATGGGCCCTGGTGACGTTAGGCGTGGTGGGCCAATGCTGTGACGCCGTTCTCGCATGGGCGCACGCGCGTCACGCGCGAGGCGCATGACCGATCACGGCAGGGCACCTGCCTGCATCGGGTCGGGCACCCTGGCGCCGGTCTCCACTTGGATGCGCTCGACTTCCTCGGCGACGGCCGGGTCGTCCCACTCGGGGTGGAGGATGCGCACGCGCGTCTCGATGCTCGCGGCCTGGGCCTGGGCGAGCAGCGAGAGCGTTTCCGCGGTGGCGCGGGGGTCCTCGCTGACGGCGTCGCCGAACTGGATACGCGGGCGTTCCTCGGCCACGCGGGAGAACCCCAAGACGCGGTCGAGTCGGAGCACGGCCTGCAGCATGTCGGCGAGGGCGGGCGACCAGTAGCGCGCCTTGACGTCGCGAGTGATCATCGATCGCCGTTCGCGGGCGGTGACTTCGGTTGCGGTGACGGCCGGGCCGCTCTCGCTGCCGAGTCCGAACGTGGCGGCGGAGTAGCCGGCGGACTCGACCGCCTGCCGGGTGATCGCCTCGGCCGTCGCCCGGTGCTCCTCCACGCGGATGCCGAACTGCGACAGGGTGATGCTGCCCGCGCCGCCCGCCTCGGTCGGTGGGATGTTGAGCGCCTGCCACACCTCGCGGTCGTCGTCCCACGTGGCGCCGCGGCCGGGGCCGTTGGTCGTGAGGTAGCCGGCCGGCACGATCAGCCGCGCGCGGGCGAGGCGGATGTCCCGCAGCCAGCTTGACCACGTGGTATCGATCGCGTCGAAGAGATCGTGTGTGCCCTGAAAGTCGCTGCGGCCCAGCGGGGAGCCGCGGCGCCGGCGGTTCGGCTTGATGTTCGGCACGTAGGCGGCGGTGAGTTGATCGATGCCGGTAGTGATGGTGTCGCCGTCGCTGAGGGAGTCGGCGAGCTCGGCGACGGCCGGATGGTCGGCCAGAGGGACGCGCACGCCGAGGCGGTCGTGGTCACCCTGGTACAGGCCATGCAGGATCGCGCCGCGCTCATGGCGTTCGAGGTGGCGCCACACGGTAGCCGAGTCGCTCGACAACTCGCGCCAGAACGTCACAGCGACCAGGTGACCGAACCGAACCTCCGGCACCGCGCAATCAGGGTGCACGGACGTCAGCAGCGGGCGCGCAGCGAGCTGCGCATCCCACGTCACGCGCAGGAACACCCCGCCCAACGCCGCGGCGATCTCCGCGGCTTCCAGCAACGTATTTGCCACGCCGCCGGCTTCCGTCAGCTCGTCGAGGCGGGCCTGGGTGGCGGTGTCCTCGACGGTGAACACGGGGGGTTCGGAGAACAGCAGCGCGGCCGAGGCGTGCGCGATGTCCGCGGGCAACGGGACGTGCAGCCGGTCATCGCGCCGGCCCGGCTCGGGCGTGCGGCGGCCCCACAGCCGGCGGCGGCCGTCGGCGCGCTGCGGGTCGCGGGCGTACAGCTCGGCGAGGCGGCGCCGGTCGCCGGCGTACCAAGCGTCATCCAGGCGCATGTCGCCGTACTCGGCGGCGAACGCCGGCGGCGGCCACGGGGCGCCGTTGTCAGGCAGCGGCACGGTTCACCCCCTCGACGACATCGGCGGCGGGTGCGGGGATCAGGTGGCGCCACTCATGGGCGGCGGAGTGGAGGGCGTAGCGCAGTGCGTCGCATGAGTGGTCGTTGACCTTGAGCGGCTTGTCTTCGCCTCGGTCGGATGCGGCCGGGTCCCATGCGTAGCCGGGCAGTTCGTCGAGCAGCCCCACGCAAGAGCGGTGCACGCGCAGTACGCCGGCGCCGAGCGCGGTTGCGGTGGATCGGATGCCGTCGAGCACGTCACTGTTCGCGCGGGCGATGTTCGGGTGTCCATCTGCCCACAGTTGCGTGATGAAGCTGGCGGCCGACGGGTCAACGAACGTCCACGCCGGCACGACGTCGAGGGCGTCGAGCCATTCCCGTATCCGGGCGCTGTACTGGGCGTCGGTGAGCTGTCGGTGTTCGGTGCGGGAATCCCAGCGCCATTCGGCCGCGGCGTACAGGTGGTCGTCCTCGCCCATACCGAGCAGCACGGCCGAGGTGGCGTTGGTGGTGCCGTAGTCCACCCCCAGCCAGTAACGCCGCATGGGCGGGAGGTCGGCGACGACGTGCCGCGTCTCGTCGAACATGTCGTACACCGCGCCCTCCGCGGCCACCCACGCGCCATCGATGAACCGGGCGCGCCACAGCCCGACGTACTCGGCGCGCAGCGCGGCGACGTACGCGGCGGGTAGTGCGGGGTTGTCGTCGAGGCGGAAGTGCCACGACTTCAGGTCGAGTTCGTGCGCGCGGTCGAGGTAGCCCACCTTTGCCCAGTGGCGAGGGCCGTCGGGGTTCGTCGTGGCGATCACGCGCGCGCCCGGCACGGACAGGCGGGCGAGGAGTTGCACGAAGAACGCCTCGGGCAACAGCGTCAGCTCATCCACGTACGCCACCGAGGCGGTAAGGCCGCGCAGCCTGCCCTCCGCCCGCGCATCGGCCGCGCCGATCAGGTGGACGGTGCGGCCGAGCACGGTTGCGACCGTGGCGCCGCGGGTGTGGTGCACCTCCTCGGCGACGTCCCCGAAAAGGGACGGATCTTGCAGCGGCTCAAGCACGTTGCGCTCGATCGTCTGCAACGACCGGCCACAGATGAGCAGCAACCCGGACGCCGGCGCGCGTCGCACCGCGAAGAGGTACGCGACCAGCGAGGCAATGGTCTTGCCGGAGCGCACGGCGCCGTGCCACACGGAGATACGCGCGCCGTCCGCCTCGCGAATCGAACGGAGTTGCTTGTCGGACAGCGGGGGCGCGGACATGATCACCCCTCCCCGTTGGTCTCCTCGACGGTCGGGCCCAGCAGCGCGTCGGCGAGGCGGTCGAGCATGGAAGCGCCGCGGCTTCCCTGTCCGGTGCCGCGGGCGAGTTCCGTGATGCGGGCGTGCACCTCTGTGAGTGCTCGGGCGGCCGTGGCGTGGTCGCGCGCGTTTCGCGCTGTCTCGGAAGCGTCGGCCCGCTGGACTTGGGCGAGGGCGGCGTCGAGCGCGTCGGCGGCGAGCTGCTCGCGGCGGGCGGCGGCATCGGCGCGGCGCGCCTCGGTGGCCGGCGCGACACGCGCGCCGCCCTCGAATCGCAGCCCCTCCTGTGCGGCGATCTTCGACACGCTCGACGCACTGCGCCCGATGGCGCGGGCAATGGCGTTGCGGCTCTCGCCGGCGGCGTGCAGCCGGCGCACCGTGGCGCGCTCTGCCGGGGTGATGGGGTCGGCGGCCACGGCGTCACCTCCCCTACAGCGGCATAGCAAGCGCCCTGCGGCCGAGGGGGGGATTCGGCCGCGGGGCGCGCGGGGTGAGTCTAGATCGCTCCGGGCACGCCGGAGGCGCCCCCCATTAGATCACGGTATGATAACGGGCGCAACGTCGGGGCGCCTTGCGGTAGCGGTGCCGGTGTCCGGCACCATTGGTTGGCTGTGGTCTCGCGGGTATGTTTGTCTGTGTCGGTTGCTTACTTCTTTTAGTCGGTGCAACCAGAGAGAGCGGGACCGCAGCGTGCCGGCCGCGGTCCCGCGAGGGTGTCGCCTACGGGCGACGGTTAGGTAAGGAAGGCTCGGCTAGGAGTCGGAGCTCCACGTCACCAGGATTAAAATGATCTTGGTTATGAGGGGGAGCCACCTCCACGCCGGGCCTTTCCTCTTGGGCTTGCCTTCTTGCTCCAACGGTGATCCTTTCTGGGCTGCCCTGAGGGACTGTCCCTCAGAGGCGGCGGAGAGAGGATCAACCGCGATGCTCGGGCAAGCACTAGACAGAGGGTGACGCCTCTCACATTGTTCTGTCGAGAGCGCGTGGATGTTTTGTGCGGGAACCCGTAGATATGTCGTTGTC